GGTGCTATGAATGTTGAAATAGTATCTTTCTCTCCAGACCAAATGAAGTTAGCTGAATTAAGAAGAATCCCAGAAGAAAGAGTGTCAGCAGTTCTTGGCGTTCCAGCAGTGCTCGCCGGCCTCGGAGCTGGATTGGATTCGGCAACTTATTCAAATACAAAAGAACTTAGAGAGTTCTTTACAGAGTCAAAAATGGTCCCAATGTGGAACATGGTTGCGCAAGAACTGACTCATCAATTGTTACGACCAGAGTTCGGCGGAAATGATAATCAATACGCAGAGTTTGATATCAGTAATGTTAGAGCACTAGCTGATGACAAAGACAATCTCTATAAACGCATGAATACTGCTGTTCAAGGAGGTTGGGTAACAATTGGCGAAGCAAGAAAAGTAGTTGGTTTAGAGGCTGATGAAAGACATGATGTTTATCTAAGGCCACTTAACATGATTCAAGTTACAGAAGATGGTTCACCACTTCTAAATGACCAACCTACTAATGAACCTGCACCGGCAAATAACAATGATGACGAAGAACCTGCACCCGAAGATGACGAGAGTAAGTTAACTACTATTGATTTACCGCCAGAGGTAGAAAGAGAAGATGTTGTTAAACCAACACCTACTTATCTTAATGAAGAAAAATATATTGCAGAAATGCCTAATGGTGCTTTCTGTGTTATAAGCCATGAAGATGGTGAAATAATAAAATGCTTTGACACAAGAGCAGAAGCAGAGAACTTTTTAAATAATAAAAAAGAACCAGCTGCTTTAATGAAAGATACTTACACAACTATTGAAGAAGCACAAGAGAGAGCTAAAGAATTAGGTTGTGAAGGTACACATTACATTGAAGTAGACGGAGATAAATTTTATATGGCTTGCGCTACACATCAAGATTATTTAGACGCAGTCTACAAACCTAAAAAAGACGGAGATATAGAAGAACTTAAAGTATCCCTAGAAGAAGCAGAAGCAATGTACGAAAAAGGTGATAAATTACACAGTCCAGAAGAAAAAGCACCTAGCAAAACAAACTTTCCTAGAAGTGGAGATAATCAAAAAATAAGTTTATCTAACTCTCAACACCCACAATTTCCAAGCTACGCTTATGTTAAAGATTTAAAAGAGAACTGGCCAGAGATTTGGAGGAGAGCTGGAACGGGCGGTAATCCTCCAACATCATTTACTGGTAATGACGCTTTTAATAAATGGACAGCATATAAAGGTGGAGATAGAAGCGAATCAGTTCTTAACTGGGTTAAGAGAAGAGAACGCTTTATGAATCGTCATAAGAAAAATAATAGACTTAACGGCATTATTGCAGTTATGAAATGGGGTGGAGTAACAGCTGGTGGAGTTTCACAAATGAAGTCTGTTGTAAATGACTACAAAAAAGTTATTAGAGAGAGAAGAAAAAAATCTCTTGATTATGCAGAGGAATATTTATTAAAAGCAATATCTGACCAAGCTAGAGCAGGTCTTACTAGAAAAGTAGAAGACCATAATAAAAATAATCCTACTCATAGAGCAACACTTCGTATGCTAATTGCGGTATATAACAGAGGAATAGGTGCTTATAGAACTAATCCGGGTTCAGTAAGAGGTAATGTGAGTTCAGCAGAGCAATGGGCAATGGCTAGAGTTAATGGCTTTTTAAGAGCATTGAGAACAGGTAAGTTCAGAAGAAAACCTTATGACCAAGACTTGTTGCCGAGCTCACATCCATTGTCATCAAAAAAATCTGGTAACAAAGCAGAATCAGTAAGAGTAGGTCAAGCTGTAAGCTGGTCAATCAACAAAGAACCAGACCCACCTTCAGTTGTACATGGTATTGTAACATCAGTAAATGATGATGAAGCCACAATGGAAGTATGGGCTAGATTAGAAAATGGCGACCATAAAAAGACTGATAGAAAAGTCACTATGCCAATTTCAAAGCTAAGAATAATATCAGACTTTAGACAATAAAAAACTAAAATCCGCAATCGTATCATATAATAGTTAAAACGCAC